CGCTTTCAATGTCATTGCTCATATAAAATAAATTTTGTTATTAATAACGCAAAATTAGTTCAAATAACTATTGCATATTTCGCAACAGTTTCGTATATGGCTACTTACGGAACCTAGCGATTTTCTTGGCAATAGCCTTTGGCTGAGCAACAAATTGCTTGCCTTTCTCAGTCCCCTCGCGCTTAGCGCGGGTGGTGGCTGCGTACTCTTTAGAGCTTAATGATTTGATTGCCTTCTCTGGAAGGTAGCGTTCTCCTGTCTCCCCTGATGGCTTACCGCTCTTGGTGCGCCAGTTCTGCTTGGTCCACTTGCTTAGGCTTGTCTTTGTCTTTGCACCGGAGTATCCTCCTCCTGCTTTCTTGTAGATAGAAACAGCAAGCTGCATAGCTCTGGCTGAGTGCTTTCCGCCCATCTTAGCCTTAGCCTGCGCCTTTGACTTCTCCCAAAGCTCTGGGTTTGTTTTTTTAGCAACCTTCACGACCTACCACTTAATTTTGTTTGCCCAATACGCCGCGCTCATCTTACCCTTAGCGATGTTCTTTGCGTGCCGAGCCTTAAAGCTCGCACGCTTTGCTGCACGAGCACCAGTAGGATTGCTCTCGGTTACAGTGTCAGCACCTTTTTGCCCAAAGCGGATAAGGCGAACCTTATCTCCGACCTTAGCTAATACGATGTGGGACTTCTTTGGGTGCGAGGGAGTTGCTTTGGCTTTATTAAATCCAGAGAGACCGTACTTCTTAAGGAGGTTCTTTACTCTTTCTTCCATCACTGCTCAAATAATACGAAGAATACAAATCTTCCCCATAGATATATAGATATTCCACCAATCCATTGGTCGTTTGCCCTACTGACTGCAGCCTTAGGCTCTAGAAGGGCTTTACGTAGGGTCTCTGTGGTTTTGATGTTCTCAGTAGCAAGAGAGTCGGCAACAGACTTCATACCACGATAGTCTACGCTTACAGAGTCAATCTCTTTCTTCAGCTTGACAAACTTGCTGTTCATCGCCGCTGCTTGAGACAGTTTAAGTACGACTACCGTATCACTCCCCTCGACCCGTTGAATCGGGTACGATTGCGAGTACGTTAAATGGCACAGCAGTAGGCTGCACGCTAATAGCAACGATTTCATCTTGCATTGTTTTAACTTGTTCAACGAGGGCGACCTTCTCCTCCTCTAAAGTTGTGATGGTGGCCTTCATTTCTTTTACTTCCGCAACAATTAGATTGTCTGCGCTCTTTGATACGGATGCCGCTTTACGCATAGTTTGGTTGGACTTCTCAATCATCAAGTCCATCTCATCTACCACTTTTACTTTTGGCTTTTGTGCGCTAAGGATTCCACCAATGATTAGAAGGATTAACAGAATTACTGCAGCTTGTGTGGCTTTCATCGTGTTTGGATTAGCATTTCGTTTTTAGCACTTGTGTAGGCTAACGCTGAGTCTAGCCGTCTGACGTGTTCGGTGTACTTTTCTACCTTCACCTCAAGTTCACCCACTCTTGTTTGACAACGCTCATCGGTTGTTGAGTTGCTCATTTTCTGGTCAATGTATAAATAGCCTACGGCTGCAAGGGCGATGAACGCTATCGCTGCGGTGGGGTTCTTTTGGAACTGCTCAAAGTTTACGGGCATCTTCATTTCTTAGCGAACTTTTCTAGTCCTGCGATTCCAAATGATCCTAGGGTAATGATTACAAAAGAATTATACGTGAACTCGTTAATAACTAGGTCTTTACCCATAACGCCAGAGACAACGTCCGCAACCATTACTATAACCATTACAGCAAATGACATAAAACCAATAATGGTTTTCTCATTCCAGTTGTTGTCATCTTTAAAGATAGAGGCAAAGCCCATAAGTTTTTCTTTTATGTAAGTAAAAAATTTCATCTGTTTAAATGAATGGGTTTGAAGTAGTGCAAAGTTATGCCAAAAAGAAAAGCCCCTTGCGGGGCTTTGCCTTAACCAGCTTATGATAGGTCCCATCCATTCAGGGGCCTATCTGCTTGTGCCAGTATCTACTCTACAATCTCAGCCTCGGGTACACCGTTGGGGGTGAACTCGCCAGTGTTGAGGTCGATGGTTCCGTCTCCGTACTGCTCGTAGATTTTAGCTCTCACGTCCTTCATAGACACCTCAGCCTCCTCAAAGGAGGCGATTAGCTTAGCCTTGCGTGATTCGATAAGTGTGATGGTGCCAAGCTCAGTCTTGATTGCCTCCATTGATGATTGGAGCTGCTTGACAGTGTCGATGAGTTCCTTTGTTACTTGTGATGACATATATTTAATTGTTTGTGCAAATATAAGTTATTTTGATATACTCATTAAAGTAAAGTTTGCAATTGAAATATCACAAGTGCCAACTTCAAGTTGCAATTGGAGTTGTATTGGATCAGATACCGCAACAGATGTGTCGTCTATTGGTATGTGATAAGTAAATGACGTAAATCCAAACTCGCTAGCAGCAGGATACATATACGCACTCCATTTTGTCGTAGTATTAGTGACAGCTGCGCTTGTGGTTTGATTAAACAAGCGAAGAGTAAACCCAGTAAATCCAATAGACCCAGTATTATCTACCTGAAGAGTAACAATCGCCAAAAGTTTTGATGTTGACGTTACCGTATTTGGAGCATCTCTTTGTACATTAACTGTGTCAATTATGACGTCATCAAATGGCGTTACTACAGTATACGGAACCGTTGCTCTTATGTTTATAGATTCAGTCTTTGGGTTTAGCGATGCCGCTGTATTTGTAATCGTTAGGGTGTCTGTAGTTGCGTTAGTGGTAATTGATATACCGGTGCCTGCAGCAACAGTAAGCGTGTCGTCATTTAAATCAGCAATAATAGTAGACTGACCAGTGACAGCAATGTTTTTAAAGATGTTTTGACTAGAGCCTCTGTCGCTATTTGTAACTGTTATTAATCCAGCGGTAGAAGATGGACTTCCGCTTACAGTTATTCCCGTTCCAGCTGTTAGGTTCTGAACATACCTGTCATCAAGGTCTGTAACTCCAACACCAAGCACGTGCCCAAACTCATCAATGGCTATGTTTTGAAGAACATATCCATCGCTGTAATCTGTAGAGCTAGGAGAAGCAGCATCGCTAAGGCTACCAATTGCAATTGCCACTTCGCCAAGAGCTTCAAATATTCCTCCGTCGGCTATCACTCGATCCCTAAATTCTTCGGCGGTTACGAAGTCAGCACCATCAGCAACTCCGTGGGTAACAGTTATCGAGCCACTCGTGGTGATAGGTCCACCCGCAACTTCAATACGGGCTCCTGCCGTAAGATTAACGCTGGTAACCGTTCCCGTATTAGTGGTAAATCCACTAGGGTTAGAAGCTAAGTAATAGGTACTGTTATCGTAGCTTATGGTTGTGCCGCTTGCTTTTACAAAGCCTGTTCCGTTGAGCTGAGGTTGCTTGCTATTGAAGGTGCCCCAATCCGTAGAGGAAAGGTATCCATCCGCAGCAGCCCCAGACTGGGTAATGCCAATGGTACCAGTTGTAGTAATTGTTCCTCCAGTGATTGGTGCAGTAGTGGCTACAGATGTTACCGTACCCACAAACTGGTCCGTATAGTTTGGGATGTTTAAGGTGTTGCTGATAAACGTAGCGGCCCCAGTACTGCCCGTGGTAGTCAAAGTAATCGCTGACTGCTTACCATTAAATGTAGTCCAATCAGTAGAAGACAAAGCGCCTCTGTTGGCAGCGCTAGCAGTTGGAACCTGTAAGGTAATTACTGGAGTCGTTGTACCGTTTACAACGGTACTCGACAGGTCTGTACCTGTGGTCCCTATGGTGAGGGCTGCAACGCTAGTAACGGTTCCGCCAGAGGATGGGGATGAATTGGTAACAGTGAAGCTGGGGTAAGTTCCGCTTACACTGATACCTGTTCCCGCTGTTAGAACAACTGTTTGGTCGGGAGCGGCGTTAGTTACCGTGAAGTTTGGATAGGTTCCGGAAGTAGTAATTCCAGTGCCAGCTGTCAAGACAACGGTCTGATCTGGGGCGCTATTAGTTACGGTAAAGTTTGGGTATGTACCGCTAGTTGTAATTCCAGTGCCTGCAGTGAGCACAACAGTTTGATCGGGAAGGCTATTGGTTATTGTAAAGCTTGGATAAGTTCCGCTAGTTGTAATACCCGTGCCTGCCGTTAGAACAACCACTTGGTCTGGCGCACTGTTGGTGATGATGCCAGTTGAGGTATCGTATGTAATGCCAGTTCCCGCGCTTAACGCGGAACGGGCTCTAGCGTTGGTAAAATAAAGGTTTGTAGATCCCTCTATAATATCATCAGTGTCGAGAGTAATAGAACCCACTCCGAGCAGGTGCCCGAATTCATCTAAGACAATGTTTTGAAGTACAGTACCCCCGCTGTTGTCGGTGTCTTGTGGGGTGGCGATATCTTCTAGTGAGCCAATTGCGATAGCCACATCGTTAAAGGCTTCAAAAGTTCCTCCATCAGCAATAACCCTAAGGCGAAATGACTGAGCAGTAGTAACATCCGCTCCGCTACTTGTTCCGTGCGTTACTGTAATTGAACCGCTAGTTGTTATTGGACCACCACTTACCTCAATACGATCACCAGCGGTAAGGTTAACACTAGTAACCGTACCATCGTATTGATCGTCACTACTTATGGTGAAATTTGGGTATGTACCAGTAATGGTTGTTGTGCCAGCACCGGTAAGTGAAACAACTTGGTCTGGCGCAGTGTTCGTTACCGTAATAGAACCACTTGTAGTAATCGGGCTACCACTTACGCTTATTCCCGTACTAGCGGTTAACCCAACACTTGTTACTGTACCAACAAACTGATCGTTTGAGGTAATCGTAAAGCTCGGATAGGTTCCTGAGATAGTGGTAGTTCCAGCACCCGTTAATGAAACTGTTTGGTCGGGGGCGCTATTGGTAATCGTAAAGCTTGGGTAAGTTCCCGAGGTGGTGATTCCAGTACCGGCTGTCAGTATAACGGTTTGGTCGGGGGCAGCGTTAGTGATAATGCCCGTAGCGCTATCGTAGCTAATTCCCGTTCCTGCGCTTAGTGCTAAACGAGCCCTAGTATCGGTGTAGTAGAGGTTAGTTCCCTCAGTAAGGTTAGTCGTACTAAAAGGCTGGAGTGTAACAGTCGCTGTAAGGGTCCCTGCGTCCTGCTGGGTGAGCGTAAGCGCCCCAGTTGATGTATTGTATGCAAAGGCAGTAATACTATCGTTATACGCAGTATTCCAAGTAGCTTGAGAAGCATCCGTAGGGAGAGAATAACCCGCAGCAAAGGCAACAGCTAAGGTGCCACTAGTGGTGATAGGATTTCCCGAGATGGCGAACCCAGTGGGTACGCTCATATTTACGCTCGTTACCGTCCCTACAAACTGATCTGCGTAGTTTGGAATGTTTAGCGTAGCCCCAATCAAGGTGGCTGCGCCAGTGGTTCCTGTGGTTGTAAGGGTTATTGCGTTCTGCTTACCGTTAAACGTGGCGAAGTCTGTAGCGCTTAGGTATCCGTCTACCAAGCTTGTAGCGGCAGGTATAGATACCGTGCCGCTTGTGTTTACCAGTGGGGCGCTAAAGGTAAGCGCACTCTGCTTTCCATTAAACGTATTCCAATCGGTTGAGCTTAAGAATCCACTTGTGGAGACTCCAGATTGCAATACCTGTATAGATGTTCCAGTTCCAATTACTGCACCCGTACCACCTGTAATGGTAAGGACGGCAGAGGTAGCTTCTGTTAGGTTTCCCTTTGTGAGCGCTGGCTCCTTGCTATTGAACGTTGTCCAGTCCGCAGAAGATAACGCGCCACGATTGGCTGCTGATGCCGTTGGTACATTTAATGTGATTACAGGAGTCGTTGTACTATTTGCAACGGTACTCGACAGGTCGGTACCCGTTGTGCCTATAGTAAGAGCCGCAACACTAGTGACCGTCCCAACGAATTGGTCTGCGTAGTTGGGAATGTTTAGCGTATTGCTGATAAACGTTGCAGCCCCTGTGCTTCCTGTAGTTGTAAGGGTTATCGTCCCCTGCTTGTTGTTAAAGGTGTTCCAGTCCGTAGAACTTAGAAACCCGCTCGTAGTCGTGGTTGCTTGAGACACCTGTATTGTGGTACCGCTTCCAATAACCGCCCCGGTGCCTCCCGTAATTGTAAGAACGGAGGAGGTAGCCTCCGTTAGGTTGCCTTTTGTGAGCGCTGGCTCCTTGCTATTAAACGTATTCCAATCGGTTGAGCTTAGATATCCGTCCGCTGCAGCTCCAGACTGAGTGATTCCAATAGTGCCAGTGGTGGTTATTGTACCACCAGTAATCGGGGCAGTAGTGGCTACGGATGTTACAGTACCCCCAGTTCCTGTCGCAGATATCGTTAAAGTGTCGGTAGTAGAATTCGTCGTTATTGTAACACCAGAGCCAGCAACAACAGTGAGCGTGTCATCGTTGTCGTCCGCAATAATGGTAGGCTGACCAGCAACGGCAAAATTCTTGAAGATATTTTGCGATGAGCCTCTGTCGCTGTTGTTTACAGTAATAGACCCACTAGTTGTTATTGGCCCTCCACTTACGGTTATTCCAGTTCCAGCGGTAAGGTCTACGCTTGTTACCGTTCCAACAAATTGATCCGCAGAGTTGATGGTAATGGTATCCGTAGTTGCGTTAGTGGTAATCGTTACATTAGTACCAGCAACAATGGTAAGCGTATCGGTAGCATTATCAGCGACGATGTCAGGCTGACCAGCAACAGCGATAGTCTTAAATGCGTCACTAGCCTTACCATTAAACGTAGTCCAGTCCGCAGACGACAGAGCGCCCCTGTTGGTGGCGCTAGCCGTCGGTAAGTTAAACGTATGGGTGTCTACAGAAGAACTTATCGCGAAATCAGTTCCGCTAGTTCCAACAGCAAAGTACTGAACCTGATCGCTAAGCCCGTTAAGTGAGTTAAGGCCAGTAGAGAACGTAGTGATCACCTCAGAGAAGTTACTATTCTCAGTGTGGAGCGTGATGTTTCTTCCGTCTACTATAACATACACACGAATAGCAAGCCTATCGGTGGAAAGTAACGCAGTCTGAGGTACAGCTATCGAGGTGTAGTACTGATCGACAGCAGTACCACCAGTGATGACTTCTGAGTTGGCTGATCCGCTAGCAATCAACGTAAACACATTTGATGTGCTTACCTTGTACAACTCTCCGTAGAACGCAGGAGACCCACCATTTGATGACGAGTTAAAGTAGAACTCTAGGTTGAAGTTTCCTCCCGGTATGTTTATCTGGTCTGGGTCGTTAGCGTCAGTTATAAATGAAGCTACGTATCCATCTCCTGAAGCGTTGGTCCTCGTAAAATTCGTTCCAGCTCCAGCGATTGGTGTCTTGCTCAACTCATAGTAGGTGACACCACCAAACGTACCTTGGTTTACCGATCCATTTAGGTAGTAGTTAACGCTAGAGCCTCCGCCACCAGGGGTCGGGAAGTTTGCTAGCTGACCATCGCCCCTGATGTACTGAGAGCTTAAGCCAATTGCAGTGACCGCTAAGGTTCCGCTGTTAGTCACCGGGCTATTGGCAACAGAGAAAGCCGCTGGCATCGTAAGGCCAACAGATGTTACGGTCCCTACATACTGGTCGTTACTTGTGATGGTAAAGCTTGGGTAGGTTCCGCTGATGGAGGTTGTCCCAGCACCAGTCAACACCACCACCTGATCGGGAGCGGTGTTGGTTACTGTAATACTTCCACTAGTGGTGATAGGTCCTCCGCTTACGCTGATTCCTGTGCTCGCTGTTAGGTCGACAGAGGTAACCGTTCCTACGGTTGGCTCTGGGACGGATGCCGTAATCTCTGACCCATCCGCCTTTACAAGGTGGAGGGTCTGAGTTCCCCCTACGCTGCTGTAGAACGCTGAGACAATATCGTTTGGGTCGTCGTCTTGTCCGACGGATAGGATATCACCACGAAGTTTAGACAGCAAAGTAAAATAGGTGATTACCTTGTCGCTTCGGGTCTGGGGACTATATACGCTAAATTGATCGCTCGGAAGGATCTTAAAGTCTACTTGATTTGCTGCCATACGATTGCAAAGGTACAAAACGTCAAAGGGGCACAATAGGCCCCTATAACGTATATAAAGATACGAATGTTACTCTTCGGTCGGTGGTACTGGAGGCAGACAGTAGGGGGCTGTTGGGTTAGCAACGCAGTACTCTGACCCATATGCTGCTTCCCATCCAGCGAAGATGTGAACTCCACAAGGTGCAGGCCATACCACATAAGCAGCAAAGTCCTCAACGATAGGCTCCGCAGCCCATAGGATGTCAACTGCGTACTTTGGTGACGTTACCTCACACACTTGGTTGCCTTCGGCATCCGTTCCCCATTGGGTGCATAGGTGACCGAGTTCTACAACGGCAGTAACTAATTCGGGGTTCCAGTAAGTGTAGGTTTCGCCTTCGGGGTCGGTACCCGTTGTTTCAATCTTTGCTTTAGCCGTAGCCCATTGGGCTGGGGTGAATTCAAATTTTTGGAATCTCATTGTAATTGTGTGTAAGTTTTTCCTTTGATGTGTTTCATATTACCACGAACGTAAGAAGAAACCATAACTGCCGAAACTCCAAGTGAACGAGCAAGGGCGGACTTTGACTCAAACATCTCGCCAGTCTCGTTACATACAATCGGAGTATAATATTTACTTGGGCGTAAGCCGCTTTCAAATGCGTGATTATGGTTTTGCTTACTCGTACAGAACTCAAGATTTGAAACTTGGTTGTTTTGCTTGTTTCCGTCAATGTGATTGATGTGGCCTTCGCCAACTAAAAACGCTTCAGCAACCAAGCGGTGAATCTTGTGGGTCTTAACCGTACCATCTTTAGACAAAGACAAACGTGAGTAGCCGAGCGAATCAACTACTTCACGAATCTCTTTTTCCTTCAACGGCTTGGGTGTTCCCCAACGTGACTTTACAACTCGGCTCAACGCTTTCACACGACCTTCGTTTGAAACTTGATACAATCCCTCGTACCCTTTGATGTCTTTCCAAATTTCCATAGCAGATTCTTTTTGTAAATATACAAAAGAATTCGTACTATACAAACTCGGAGCAGTCATCATAGCGTGGTCAATTCTGCCAGTTGGGCGTTAGTTAAACGGGTCTTGAATAGTAGGGTTTGGGCAATTGGGTCGCTTGGTTGCGTTGTAGTTCCTGCAAAGGTGTGTCCAAGAAAAATTTGATTCATACCGCTAAAAGTTACCGAAGCCGTACTTGTTGACCTTTGTACTCCGTTGACGTACAAAACAAAATCGCCCGACTTATACCCAAAAGCAATTTTGTAACGACCAGAACTCGGAATGGTATAACTAACACGAGTAGCCCCTTGAACAAAACCGCCCACAACATTATTTGAAATGCTTATTGCAACACGGTTTGTTAAGTCGTTATCATTGACGTCCATAAAAACTCTACCATTTGCGGAATTCAATGTCATATCCGCTTCAACAAACAAAACCCCTTCGGTGGAACCAATCAAAGAACTAATGCCCGTTTTAGTAGTTACATCCGCAACCCTTGTAACTGATGCCCCCAATGTGGGGATGTACGAGGTGGCGTAGGCTCCTGCTTCAAACATAAAGCCGTAGAACCAGCAGCTCTTTGACATAGTTAAATAGGTTACTGCCGCACCCGAATTGCTGCCAGCCGTTGCCGTAATTGAATAGCGGTACCAGCCGTTCCCGTAGTTAACCACGCTTGAGCTAATGCTGCTCCAAGCTGGGCTACCAGTTCCCGATAAATTGCTAATGGTCTGCGTTGACGGGTAAATGCGCCCAAGCAATTCAGAAGCTACGTTGTCGGTAGTATTAAACGTAATGTAGTCAGAAGCACCAAAGTTGCTATTTTTGACAAACAAGCTAATAGTATAAGCGGTGCCAGCCGTAATAGCTACGGGAGCAAGGTTGTTGTTTAAGCTGGCGCTTGCTAACGAGCTTGGGTTTATTTGGTCGGCATTAGTATATCCATCTGGACTTACTGCATTGTTGGCAGTTACTACGGCAGTGCCGCCCCAAACAGATGCGTTGTTAAACTGCTCCGAGTATAGGGCCAAGTTACTCCGCTGCGGCTCCAGCAACAAGCGAGGGCAAGTGCTGCCCAAATAATCCAAACGGGGTAAACCGCTAACGGGGCCAACTGATACCGCTGCGGTGGTGGTGGCGATGTAGTCTGTTGCGATGTCGCCAGTTTCTAATTGTGCGCCCCAAATAAATGCCGTTCCCGTAGATGCTGGAAGAGAAACTCCATCAGCATCGGATAGCCCTAATTGAAAAAACGCTGGAGTAACTGCGTTTTTATTTCCAAAAGATATTTTAAACCATCCATCACCAACACTTATAATTGACGCATTATATCCAACTGGAATAGAACCAAGCGTTCCATTAGTTAAATTAAACCACCCTTGTGCCGTAGCCGAAGCATCAAATAAATAGATAAAATCTTTTGTTCCCTTTTTTACAAAAATTGAAATAGTGTATATATTGCTGCTTAAACTTATGGCTTGATAAGTGCCGCTAAAGATATTTGTTGCAACATTCAAAGTTTCAGCAGTCAAAGTGCCATCGGGTGCGGTGGTGCTGTTTGCCGTAATCGTTGCACCCTCATATTTTGTCCAACTCGCATTGTCAAAGGTTTGGCTCTGCAAAATTAAATTAGTCCGCACCTTTTCAATTAGGCCGTCACTTTGCACACGGGTGGCGCTTGAGGCACGGCTGAAGGTTAGGTCGCCTAGCCCGTCCGTTGGCACCGCACAGTAGACCTTCTGGTCTTTATAACCCGAAGGTATCATCACTAAAGATGCGTCACTATAAAAGCTCATAACTCCAAAAATAATTATTGTGAATATTGATTACTCCTCTGCAAACCTTTGATATAGAGTTTTCGTCAGAGTTTGTTATTTTAGCCGCAGACCTAACACTGTTAAACTGAGCTATTGGTTTTTTATTGATTGTGTATTGATATACAATTTTTCCGGTACCAATTCTTGATTCCCTTGAAGCCTCTATTGCTTTTGTTATATCAATCCTTCCGTTATCGTAAGCGTGTTTGGTATTCTCGCTATGCGTTACCCAATCTAGGTTGTCTACGTGATTGTTTCTTGGATTTGAATCAATGTGATTGACAACCTTCTTATTTTCTGGGTTCGGAATAAAAGCCTTAGCAACAAGCCTGTGGGCTTTGTTGTAGTATCTCTTTCCGTCTTTTTTTAAATAGTAAACGACATAAGGATAAACCAACGACCCAAGTTCTGGTATTAAGTTCTTACCTCTTTTAAAATACACAAACTCTTTATCTAGTTTAGATTTAGACTTTATATACCTATCAAGACTCCTTACGCTACCATAGTTACTCACTTGATATTCGCCTTCGTAGCCTAGTATGTCCTTCCACTCTTCCATCACTGATTTAGCGCAAAGAAAGAATTTGTAAAGCAATCTTCCGCCTCTATGGTGCCGCCGTCGGCAGTCCATCTTTGGAAGATTAGGTCGATGTAGTTGACGGTGTTACGAACACCAAGTAGGAATACAGCACGCTCAAAACAAGACTCCCCCTCCACAGTACCACCATCTGCCGTTACTCGGTTGTAGTAGTCATTGTAGATTAGCTGAGCTGCTCCGCGAAGGAATCCAGCACCAGAAGGGGTTAGGCTTATGCTTAAACCGAGACCAATCATCTTTATGCGATATAGGCGATTACCGTTCCAGAAGAAACGCTGATTGCACTGAACAATCCGTAAACTGTTGTTCCGGCAAGTAGCGTTACAGCGCTAAGGTTATCCCCCTCTACCGATGTAGCGGTGACCACTGCGTCGCTAGTTATGGTAAATGCTCGGTAGAATTCTCCGCTAACAGGAGTAAATGCTGAGGTTACTACCCTAAATCCCTTCTGACCGAATGCCTGAAGTTGGTAGTTTACTGGGTTGGTAATGTTTGAATAGCTCACAATGGTAAAGGTTAAAGGTTAAAAAGCAACGCTAATGCCCTACAAAGATAGTTATTGATTCAATATGATATCCACAATATCCTCCTGACCCTCGAGGTCCTGCTTCTCTAACTCCGCACGGTCTCCCTTGCGCTGGGCAATCAGTTTGCTTTGCGCAACTGCTTGTTCCTTAATGCGGTTGTCCTTACGGTCCTCAGCCTCCTGATCGGCAGTCTGGCGTACACCCGACTCTATCTGCTGCTCTTTGATTCCGTAGTCTCCTTGCAGCTGAGCCAACTGCATCTTAAGTCCGTACTCTACCTGTAGCAGCTGAGCCTTAGCCTCAGCCTCTAGCTGAATCTTCTGAGCATCAAGCTGGGCCTTCATCTGGTCTTCCTGCATCTTAGCTTGGCTTGTAACCTGAGCGACCTGTGCGTTGGCCTGAGCCTGGAACTGAGAGTTCTGCTGGGCCATCTCCTGCCGAACCTTCATACGCTTCTTACGGCGTACAATAAGCAACCTCTCGGCTTGGTCGATGTCCCTTAACTGACGGATAGCAATCGCATCCTCGATGTCAAGCTCGCCCTGGGCAATAGAGGCCTGGATGTTTTGCTCGAGGTACATACGGTCAATCTCGTTCATATCAGCGACGACCCTAACGCCGAAGTTGTACATAGGCAGATTAGAGAAACTCGACAGCACCGCCATATTCTCCCTGCCAATCGCCGTCTCGTAGGCCTTGTACAGGATAGACTTAGGAGGAAGTATCTGAAGACACTTCACAACGTCCTCACAGATCCTGCGGTACAGCACAATCGCTGCATTGCTAATATCCCCAAGAGCATTGTTGCCTGCCGCCAGTTGCTGCTGGCGTACGCCAACAAGCTGGTCTCCCTTAGGACTCGTTCCGTCCATAACCTCGTTGATGCCCGTAGCATCACGAATCATACGCAGGGCGTGGTTGTAGATGGTGATGAGCTCGTTGATGTTCCTAATACCGTTCTCAAGGGGACGGATCGGTGGGTTCTGGAAGCTACCATCGGGGTTCTTACTGCGGTAGTAGAAGATACCTGTCTGCTCGTAGATGTCTTGAAGGTCTAAAGGCTGTAGCTCTCCGCCACGCCCTAACTGTACGTTCTCAAGTCCTTCGATGTCGATAATCAATCCATCAGGCTTAGCCTTGGCGATAGACTGCTGGAGCTTTAGGTGGGTGATCTGCAGCTGGTCGGCAAAGCCGATGATGCCGCTGACCATAGACTTAGGGATAGACTTGCGGATGTTGGTGGCCACAATGCTGTAGCTCATCCGGGTTCGGGTGAGGTCGTGAACATTTTTAGGAATGTTCTTCTTCAACCCGTAGTCGTAGATGTAGTCAGTCCCTAGGATGTAATTACCACCATACAGCGTCTGGTTCTGCATATAGACAGCCTCCCTATCATACACACTCTGCTGTGGGGCATTGTACTTGTGGCCCTTGTAGTAGAAGCCAATGTTTCCAAAACGGGACTCCTTCTTCTCAAAGATGATGTTGTCAACGCTAATAAACTCAAAGTCAAGTACTTCAATGGTGTACTCGTCGTATCCGTAGTAGTAGCGCTCCATACCTGGGTCGTACCCAGAGCCCATCAGCCTGCTAGAGTCATTGCCAAAGCGGTTCATAACCGTCCTTGCCATCTTCTCGTACTCGTCCTCGGTGAACTGGTTGCCTGCTGTGCGCTTAAGTTCAGAGATGCTCATACGCTTTACGTGGCCTGCGTAGGTTATATCCGTAAAGTTGGGGTCAGAGGTAAAGCTGTGGATAAAGAATGCTGGGTCTACATAGTCCTCAACGATTCCGTAGTTGGGGTCGTTGCTGCGCTTGGTGACAGCAATACCACAGGTGACGAGGTCTTCGACATTGCGCCTAAAAATGCGCTCGTCGAAGTCATTCCAGCTTAGCGTTAGATTAATGCCAATCTGGGCAGCAATCTCCGCAGCGGTCTTGATGTTAGTCTCAAGGAAAATTTCGGTCTCCTCAGCAGTATCGGGAAGAGAGTCTGGGTCTACCTCGGTGCGAAGTCCTGAGTCCTTCGCCTCCTTTAGGATGTCCTTGTTCTCGATGAATATCTTCATCTTATTTTTCTCGTAGTCCTTCTCACTGCGCGACAAAGGATCAACAGCTTCAATGTTGGGGTAGAACTTAGAAGACAGAATCTTGTTGACTACAATCTTTACGAACTTGGGAACGATAGGAACTGGTGTCCAGTCTAGGTTTACCAAGGACCCATCACCGTTGTTCGGGTCAAGAGAGGTAAGTATCTGCTTGTAGATGGATGTATCTTGGGTTCCGTTGGCGTAGTCCCTAGAGACTTCAAACTCACGGAACCTTTTGCTGTACAGAGACCCCTCGTACTGGGCGCTTCCCCACTGGCCGTATATAGCCTTTGCGTACTGAAGACCGTACCTCTTTCCCACCTTTACATCGTGTGAGGCAAAAGGGTCTGGGAACGTAGAGTCGTATGAGTTACTTTTTACAGAGTATTGATCCATTTATCGGAGTTTATGGACAAAGGTACGAACTTAACTTATCGCCTAATTTCCTTACCCTTGCGGAAGAATACCCTCTCGTTGAAGTTTGTTTTTTTGACTTCTTTGACCTGCTTCTGGGCAGCAAGCAGCGCCAGCCCTGAGCTGATTGTTAAGTCAAACTTTGTCCTGTCGTCTATCTTAAAGTTTATCCAGTCCTCAAGTGTCCTGTTCAGATACATACGTCCGAACTTACCGGTCTCGTTGTGGAGCCCTACGTGGTCGTGGATGTATGACTCAATAGCCTGAGCGTGAGCTTGTATCACATCTTGGCTATTGGAAGGTATCCCCTTTGTCTTTACGTTCATCTTCGATGAGGTGGACGCAAGATGCGCAGGGCGGTTCATAAGGTACTCATCATAGCCCCTCGACTCAAAGTACCTAGCGATGCCGTACTTGTTGTTCTCTATAAGCACAGGGTATCCGTAGAATACCGCAGCCATAAGGATGTCCTCGTAGAATATCTTGGCGAGCGGAGGCCGTGAGGCGTACTCCGCGACAAACATATTAGAGGGGTGCTCCATTGAGAACTTGTTGTACACGTGACAGGCGCCCTTTGAAGACCTGTAGTCAAGGGTGGTGTCAAGGTCGTAGGAGTCAACACCCATAACTCCGAATGCACCATTGGGGGCAACAGCTTTATTGTTCTCAATCTTTCGTTTATTTCGAATATCAGCAGGTGCTAGCCAAGCCACACGCCACCGCCCATTAGGGTCGGGGGCGAAGATCACCTCGCTGTCCATCTTCCCGTCTTTCCATTGAAAGTTGCCGATGACCACTGGGTTTGGGTAAAGCTCCTCGTTATGTTGTATCTGCTCGTATATCTTCTGGATGTTGAACAGAGAACTCTTGGTCGAGTCGCGGAACGCCTCGTCCTCGGTGAAGGGGAACTGACGGATAATCTCGTTGAGCTCGTAGCTGTTGTTCTGCTGACCCTTTCTCTCGTTCTTTAAGAACGTCCTAGCACCTATCTCGGTAAGGGTTCCGTCCTCGGTAAGCATTGGAGACTCTGGGTCTTCAACAATAGGAAGTCCGTACTGGCTGAAGAATCCCTCCATCGCATCGTATGCCGGGATGAATATCTTATAAAGCCCGCTCTTGGTCCTTCCGTTCTCGTTTCGGTCGTTGGGGTCGGAGTCGTAGTACAAATTCCTAAACTCCCTTCCGCCCTTATCAAGCGGGTTTACCGTGGAGCCCACCATCGCCTTCCCAATTACCCTACGTCCAACCAAAAGACAGGTCCTATGGATTCTCCACACCTCTCTTATGTCGTTAGGATTCAGCCACTTACCGGCCTCATCAAGAAACAACATATGGGTCTTGCTTCCGTCGTATGCGTTGTTGGTGGTATTTTTCCAGTTGATTATAGTGTCCAGAGCCTCACCTCGTGAGGTCGTCTTGTTCTTCTTGGTAATCCTCTTCGAGGGCTCGCGGAAGGCGAGCTCCATACGCGGGTTTGTAGTTCCGTCAATAATAGGAGAAAAGAAGAATGGGTAGCCCTTGAATATGGGAATGATCTTAGAGCCGAAAACCGCCTCCTGAGCGTCTGTTCCTGTCTTGCTCATAATGCCCAACAGCTTCTCCTTCACCTGACTTCCCTCGTCAACAAGTACCGCTGCACTCATATTGGTATATCCAGAACGTCTGCACTTGGTGTATATCTGCCCAAGACACCGAGGGTCTGCCTCGCAGGCCGAGAGGTGGACAAACAGCTTGCGCTGGAAGTCTAGGTACGTAGGGTATCCGATGTCTATGGAGCTCCACTGAAGGAACATATAGTGGTGACCAGTGATGTATGTCTCCTCTCCGTTGTTCATAAACCACAGTCCCTCCTTACGTCTCTTGAACTCCTGCTCGATGTAGGGGCTCCACTTCTGCTGGAACTCACGTGGGGACTCGTACCAGTCGTCCATACTGTTTATCTGTGCAAGCTCCCTAGGTATCTCCTGTCGCTTCCACATCTGCTGCTCCTTTGGTAGGCCGCTAAAGAGAAAACTCTCCGGCTTTGGTAACTGAATACTTAGGGACTCTATCTCAATGATAGGTCCGTCCGAGTTGTTCGGACAGATGTTTATCGCCTCCTGCTTGTCTATTACCTTAAGTCCAGCCATTATCTTGCCATCCTCTCAGCGAAGCCTCCCTTGAAGTCCTTCTCCTTTTCAAAGGATCCGGACTCCTCGATGTCGCCAACAAGCTGCTCTAGCTTCTGCCTCTCTACGATAAGCTCCTTGCAGGCTAGGGCTGTGTCCTTGATGGCCTGCAGCTCTGCCTTGCGGGCGGACCCCGTTAAATCGGGGTCTACCGGCTTGCGTATCTCCTCGGTCATATTACTGATTGCAGCCTCCATCGCGGAGATGAGGTTACGCGCAGCGTTAACTGTTGTGAACTTTACAGCTTTTGACATATCAGGTGGTGGATTTGCATACGCCACAGCTTGCGGCCATTGATGTCCATCTCGTAGTCTGCGTCCTTGGCGAAGTACACCACGTCGCCCACAGCGAGACCTTCTTCCTCTAGCCACTGGCTTCCATAAACGATACGGCCCCAGCGCTTTTCTGGTTCTTTGAGGGTGATGATTTCTATGAAGCTTTTCTCCTTGTCAGCGTCAATATCAAAGGGCTCTAGGAAAACCCAATCAGCAACAGCTATAAGGCTTCCGTCAGGCTTCTCGATGAGGTATGCCTGATTGCCCTGACCGCCGAAGGGGTCGTAGTTGACGCGGTATATCTTTTCTTTAGGGTCAACGACTTGGGTGTCGTTGAGCGCAACGTGGTGGTGATGGAATACGTAGTCTCCTATCTCTAGCTCGGACTTGAACTTGGCTGGAATGCCTACAACCTTAGCCTTCATAGTTCGGTGTTGGAACTCGTTGAACTTAGTGTCGAGGTAAAGCTCTGACTCTCCCACCTTGATGGTGTCGTTTACAGCGCTAGGTATGTGCACTAGGATGTGGTACAATGGTATCATATGTTTAATTAAAATAAATAAAAGTTGTAAGTCGGTTACAACTAGAAGTTACAGTCGTACTCTACTATAACTGGCATACCCTCGATGGTCTTCCACAGCATAAGTGTGGAGTCCTTCTTTAGGTATATTAGGTACTTGCGCTCTCCGTGGTAGTGGAGGTGAGAACCGTCGAGAACGATTGAGTCGATCTCTCCGTCCCCAGCCTTCTGGCCTACATAGTAGGCTAAGGCTTTCAGTGGGTCGGTTCCCGCAATGATTTTTCTGATAAGTTCCATTTCATTTTAATTTAGTTCAAATTTAGCCAATAATCTATATTGGTTGTATCGTCGGCTTCGTCGTCCTCGCTGTAGGAAGACATAAGGTATGTGATCAAGGAAATCATCTCCTCCTTGGTGTCTACGTTTATGTTAGACACAGACTCAACAATGCTGTTTCCGTCTATTTGGTCTACCACAAGGCCTGCTGATGCAATCATCATAAATTCATCAAGCAGACCTAGATCCTCGGCTTTGTTCAATATGTCATCGAAGCTGTTCTTTGCAAACATAAACAGCTCAATCCTAGCCCTAGCCTTTTCTTCATCATTCATACTAGAATGCGTAGAAGGCTTTGAAGTTTAGAAGTACCGTCATATTCGCGCCAAACGTATTGGTGGCACGAAGCTGTAGCGTAGTAGAATTTATAAATGCGTTGAAGACAAAGGTTGCAGCGGTAGAGGTTCCGATTGACGTCTTGATAGAATCGACAATTGATGGAGCTGTTGCTAGGTTTGATGGGTTCCATACAATGTGTATCTCACCAACACGAACAGTGGTAGACCCTGAGTTGTAGATCATATAGTCAACAATAACAGCCCCTGCAAAAAGATTTGCCTCTAAGGTTGTTACCACACCATTGGTAACTGCGTTGTTGATTACAGCGCTATCAGAGCGGCTGTAGAAGGCACAGGTTCCAGAGGACACCTCGCGTTGAACGAAGTCTAGCCCTGTAAATGTAAACTGCTCAGAGGCTGGTGAGTCATTGTACGACAGCCCCGAAGCTCCTGCTGAAGTTCCACCATCGTTGTAAAGAATCTGTCCGTTAGACCCCGGTGATGCAGCGGTGATGTTGGCCGCCATATACTGGGTTAGGTCCTCAAGGGTCACATACTTGTATACGGTAGCTGTTGCATCATAGATAAGGAAGGTGTCTGCAATGGCAACGGTAGCCTCCGTAAGCTGCGACAAGGTCGTTGGTGCGCTGATGGAGATAATGTTGCTAGCTATGTTTAGCGGAGCAACGGGCGTTAGGCTAGCCCCTGAGGTAAACGCTGCGGTTCCAAGGTTACGCTTTACAATGTTATTGCTAGCGTCAAGGAAAAGGGCTGCTACTTCAGTAGACCCAGTACTTGGGGCAGAGGTGAAGGCAAGAGTTCCGTTTACCTCAACCTTTACCGTTGACAGTTTGAGGGCGGTATCGTTTCCTGCTCCGTCTTCAATTATTTTAGTCGTCGAGGTTGCTGTTCCGCTCTCCATCTTAAGGAGTGAACCGAATGCATCTTTTACGCGCTGACCACTAAGTGTTCCCATATTTCGTACTTTTGCTACAAAGATACAATTTACTTCATTGGCTAAAAAGTTCAAGAAAAAGGAAGACCTAAAGTTTAGGGACTTCGCCTACCGCGACGATCGTGGGCCTACCCTATACAAATTCGTCTGGCACGCCAACAAGTTTATGAAGCAGGAGTATAAGCTACTGCCAATACAGGTAGACTTCCTTCTGTTTGCCTACGACCTAGAGTTTTTTACCATCGAGTGGATGGGACAACAGCTGTCGAAGTCCTACAACCAGACAAAGGACTGGCTAACTGTTAGGATGAGGAAGCGGGAATTGCTGTTCGACTACTTCTCGATGGAGGATATCGACATCCACAAGGACACCTCTATGTGGTTTCGTGATGAGAACAGGTGGAACTACCGAAAAAGGTACTCACTAACCCAGCAGGGGCGTATGATTGTGGAAAGATGGAGGGATATAGCCTCCGGTAGGGAGACTGTGGAGCTTCAGTACGACAAAAAAACTATCAACAAGACCATCCCAAACAGGGCAGAGGGTATACCTACAGTTCTTTTGGGCAGAAAGCTAAAGGGCCACGAGGATACTCCCCTTGGCAAGAAGATTATAGCTCAGGCTAAGATTGATGGGCGGAGTATAGCCGGAATTTTGCCTCCTTCGAAGCTCCTTCGTGAGGGGTAAACTTCCCATCCTTGTCAGCCATCACATAGTAACGACCTTTCTCCATCATCCAGTGGTGGCCCGCTGGTGCTGGAACCATTACGTGGCTGTCTTTCTTCTTTGCTTTCATTATGGTTTTGCTTTTTTCTGTGCTTTCTTGCTCATCTCCATAACGGGAACTGGTGTCCCCACCGGGTATGGCTTTCCTGCTATCGCTGCGGTGATTGACTTCATACCAGTCTTCACTTCGATAGCCCTACGCAGAGGAACAGCAGCCTCATTCATAGGTCCGTAGCATTTAGCTAGAACGATTCCTGTTTCTGTGGTATCAAAAATCGCACAGGGCATACAGAACATATTGCTCTCGCTTGTTACCGCGTAGTCTGTGTTAACGATAAACGATCGGTTCTTTGGGTGCATCATCTCCCAATCCTGAGTCTTTGGATTGTACTGGGGGATAAAGCTAGAGGTATCGAAATACCAATACAAAGACCACACTGACTTACCGTCCCATATTGTGCTTCCGTCGTTGTTTGGGTACTGAAAGTTTTTATCGGTGCTGAACTCAGAGCCCCAGCTAAAACTATAGCCTTCCATAGCGAGATTAGAGACTGAAGGTCCATCCAGAACTGGACAGATAGAACAACCCTCTTCAAATACCTTTCCCTGAACTATGATCTGCTTTCCAGTAAGCTCCGCACCTGATGCTCCACAGAAGGCATAAAGGCCTTCGTGGATCTTAAGAGCCTTAGCGTCTTTCGATTCTTCGCTCGCGCAGCTTAGTAGTGCTGAAGCAGCAAGCAGTGATAATAATGTACTTTTCATATTGGGGGTTGTTTACTTTTTAGATCTGTTCTTTACTGCTGATATAAACCTACGCTCGGTATGGTCGTAGTCCATACCATCTCCGTTTCCGTACTTTCCAGCTTGGCGGTTCTTTCTGTTGAGCTCCGCCCGATACTTCTTACGCTCGTCGGTGGAGTGATACTCTGTATCGTACTCCTTCTTCTTTTGGTAAGCCTTAGGGTTGCTGTCGTAGTACTTCTTAGTCTTCACCGTAGAAGCAAGCCTTGAACTTGTAGTGAGTAGGAGTCTTGCCTGAAGCCTTGACAGCAGCTTCAAGCTGCTTCATCCCAGAGGCCATATCCATTGACTTGATCTCAATCTCCTCGCTGGACTCATCACTCATCTTACCACCGTAGTTGTACTTCTTGGCCTTCATAGCTGTTTACTTTTTCTTTAGCATCTTAAAGTCAATGGCGGAAATCTTTCCGTCCTTGTTCTTGTCAATCTTTACTTGGCCGCCCATAAGGTACTTCTTCATCTTGCCTCCCATACCGTATGTATCCATCTTGCCTCCCTTAGAGTACATATCCATTTTACCTCCGCCGGACATCTTCTTGACGGAAGCGGATTCTTTGGCCTTTATTACACGGTTTTCTACGCGAGCTGCTTTCCCGAGAAGTCGGTCAGCCTTACGCTCCCTACCCTCGTCTACAGCTTTGCTGCCACGCGCTACAAGGCTGGCTTCGCGATTCTCAAGTCTTTTGACTTTGTTTCCTACCTTTCCGCCATTAAGGTACATATCCATCTTGCCTCCGCCCATCATCTTCTTGACGGCTGCGGCAGCGGGCTTAGCGGCTGGCTTCTTGTTGACCATAAAGCCTTGCTCCTTTAGTCCGCGGTCGAAAGCTGCTAGCGCATCTGGGTCATTCTTGCGAATGGTGTTGCGCTCCTGGGTTAGCATATCCATACGGTTTGCCTTGGCAATCTCCATATCGGTCATCTTCTTCTTGGGGTCTGGAACGATTGGCGTCTTGCCACCATTCTTGTAAACAGTCATCTTTGCTTTCATAGGTACAAAGATATTATTTAAATGCTTTGTATTTTGTCTTGGTGCCCTCCTTGTAGGCTACAAGTATCTGCTTTCTGTTCTCCCCCTTGCGGTATCCCACGTGAACCCAGTCAGGGTTCTTAATGGTGCCAAACTCGTAGATGAGCTGGTCGAACTCTAGGTTGTCCTTGATAAACTCAAACACCTCCATATTAGTAATACCATTACCCCTACCATCTTGGTCTAGGTCTAAAGCCCTACCAAGATTATGGTCCGAGTTCTTGCTACCCCCGATTGCCTTATTCAAGGCAGTAGATCTGTAGCCCGAAGAGATGTAGATGGGAACACCGAAGTGCTCACGAATCTTATCGAACACCTCAACAGATATTGTCTTTAGGTTCTCTAGATGCTCTGGGGTTGGCTCGTTGCTGATACCCTTGCGCTTTGCGGTATCACTCTTAGTGACCTCAGCTAGCGATACGTAGTTACTTAATTTCATAAAGCAAATATACAATGCGATATATTGCTGTTATTTACGCCATATAGGCCCCAAATACCCTCCGTAAGCAGAATTAATACCTAGTAAATTAGTAGGCTATTAGATAACTAACTGATAACAAACACTATATCTTTTCTTCAGGGACTTGCTAATGTCGTCTGTGATGTGTAACTTCGCATAGCTTAAGGCTCTATAGTACTAAGGAAACAATTTAAAGCGATCTAAAAGACAATCGCTTTAGCTAACAAGAGACAGGGTGTCGTCGCCTAAGCAGAGACACCCCACGTTCATCAGTGATAAGACGCTCAGCTACTAATGAATACGCGACAACTATAGTCTATTCGTTCTACCGCTATTATAGCTGTTGTTTACTCGTTTTAATACATATAAAAGCTAAACCAATGGAGGTATACGGGTCCTTAGGGACCCTCCACCTCCCCAGTCCCTAATCATTTAACAGCTATTAAGACTCCTATTAGTCAGCCTATAGGTTTACTTATGCAGCTTCTTCCTCAACCTAAGGGTTGACGTCAGAAGCATTCGAGTTAGAAATAATTATCTGGGGTTAGATATAATTATCTGGGGGATAATATACATATATAAACGTACGCACGCGCAAACGGAAACGCAATCCCACAGGTATGCCCCTCGCGTGCGCTGATTCCTATTGCAGGATTTTGGCGTTTTGGTAGGTGCGCTATGGTAAGTAACTAACTGCGCTAATGCGTACTACTTGTTGGCATTTGGATGTTGATTGGTATTGTGGTTTGGTTTGCTCTTGTTCACAAGAGTGGAACAATAACCCCTCCCTAACTACTCCCTAACTACTCCCTTACCTCCCACTACCTCCCACTTTCCCCCACTATGGCAATGGTTATGCACCTACGCTAACCCTCTGACTAAAACTTTTGTCGGTGATTATCAGCAAGTTACGGGTGAATCAAAAAAACTTTCACCTAAAAACTTGCATATGTCAAATGTCGTTATCACCTTTGACCCATCAAACAACAACAACTAATCTACACCACTATGAAAATTCACGTAAATCTAGCCGAAAACATTAATAAGGTTAACTGATGAGGCTTAATGAGCCGAAACCTACTTCGGTAGGTCTTAACCACTAAAATCAAATCAAAATGGGAGAGTTTAAAGTTAGACTACAAAGCAAAAAAACAGGCCGAGAGGTAGATTTCTTAATGCGCTACACCGACAAGGCAGAGACCACTAAACTCCTACAAGTCGGCAATCTTCGCAAAGGAAGTGCGAGGGAAGAGTTCTTTACCGAGACCGAATTAGTGAAGTCGCTAATGAAGTTGCTGACCAATGAATCGGTATTTGTACGTAGCGTAGAATATACTAACGGCACACTATTCGACTTCCTTTTAGGAGGACTGCGAGTGAGCCGCACAGAGGCATACCTCACTGCCCGTGAATTTATCGGTGACAATGCCGCCATTCAGTTGGTGAACGTAATATATGATAATGACACTAAAGAGGTTAACTGAAGAGGCTTGACATTAGCCGAAATGCCGTGAGGCATCTTAACCAAAAAACAATTGACTATGAACCATACATTTTTTTCAAGGACTGCCAACAAGGGAGTGACTACAGAGGTAACGTTTGACGTTGTATCTGACAAGGCTCCAAGCGAGACTGCGTTCTCAAAGGAACTTAATAACCTACTTGCCCAAGGCAAAATAATCGCCTACGGCTACACTACTCTACAACCTTACTAACCAATAAAACTATAGAACCTATGAAAACTGAATTAAAGAATATGGTACGAGCATATGCCGAGTACCTAAATGCTGTTGGAGACTTCGTCAATGCAACTGACGACCAAACGCGAAACAAATTAATTGCCTTCGACATCATTGAGATGCTATCCGTTGACCTCGGTGAGCAAATAGAGGAAGCCCACAAAGTACTAACTGAAAACAACCAATAAACAATAGAACCTATGAAAACCTACCAATTTATCTTGAGCATAACTAATTCAACAATTATTGAAGTTCAAGCAGATGACTACGAGAAAGCATTAAATCTCGCCAACATCGAAGCATTTGAAACGGATGCAGTAAAATATCTATGCAATCCATCAGACGTTGAAGCGGAACTTAAATCGATGGAAGAAGAAAATCTTTTGCGAGTATGGACATACTTTGACGGAACCGAAGAAGACGTAAGCGACTTCGTCCGCGAGTGGGAGACCTTGTTAGGTACTAACGTAACGGCAGACCTGACAATAGATAGTGACGGAGGAGACTCTTGGTACTGCGAAGCGTTCGTTAGTCAAGCACAAATCGATGAGTTCAATATGGACGAAGATTGGTTCACAATTCAATAACAAATAAACAATAGAAACTATGACAATAGGCCAAATCAAAAAACTAACAGCAGAAACTGCGCCCTACTACTTTGCGAGGGACACTATGCGATTCTTTAAACAAAGGATGAGCGACTTCAAAGTGAGTAAGTGCGAGGATGGTAGGTACCTAATCCAAGCACCATCAAAATACGGAACGTGCGTCAGGTACTTTAATCCAAGTAATAACGAGTTGGAACTTAAATAACAAATTGTTAATAACTTTCTCTTGCATATTCCAAAATCAATTATCACCTTTGCTAAACCAATCAAGTAAAACAATTAATATGAACAACGAAACATCATCAATCGACAACATCATCGCCTACGAACAGGGCGAACTAAACGACCAAGAAGTCGTGTGCCTCTTCGCTGACCTTGTCAAAAGCGGTATGGCCTGGAGCCTTCAAGGCTCCTACGGCCGAACCGCGACTGCCCTAATCAAGGAGGGGTGGATAGACCGCGAGGGTAACGTCACCCTTGCTGTTTTAGAACTTTAATAAACAAATCGTAAAATAAAATCAACCAATAAACAATTAGAAACTATGGCTAATAACTGCTACAATTGGGTAATCATTCGCGGAGAGAAAGATATCCTTGACCTACTGCAAACCAAGTTCGAAACCTACCATTCTCACGAAGGCACATTCAGCGATTGGTGCGACACATTCTTCACCGACAAACGTGAGAAGAAAAATGATGTGTTCGAGGAAATCTATGACTACGGAACTAAATGGTTTGACTTTGAAGTAGAGCGTCGTCAAGACGATGACCTACTGATTAGCGGAGATTCTGCTTGGTCACCACCACAAGGATTCCTGCGCCGTTTGTCAGAAGAATATGCTGTTCTTATTCGCGGAGAGTACGAAGAAGCAGGTAGTGACTTTGGCGGATATGCTGACTACGAGAAAGGTGTGATGGATGACAAATGCTTCACATATAGTGAGTGGATGTACATCAACAACGAGGAGAATTTCTTTTACCGACTTGAAGATGAAGTAGAATACTACGATACGTTTGATGACTATAAATCGGCTGTGCTTGATGGCTTTGAAAACGAACTGACTGAACAGCAAATTGCTGAAGTGCGCGAGGAATTTGAGCGCCAGCAAGATGTTTACAGAAAGAGAATTAACGCCTAATTCTTGCTTGCATAAGTTAGAAAGCATTTTAACCTTTAACCAACTAATAAATAAACAATATGAAAACCCACATCCCCCAGCAAATCATCGTTCCTGTGTACTACCACATTGACGCAAACGCAAAGGTTCACTTTGACTTTGAGCAAATGACTGAATTCTTTGAGAACGAATTGAGCAATATATGCTCTACCGACAAACAAATTAAATACTAAACAAATGAAATTCTACATCCTCCACGAAGCACATTCATTGTGCGACTACAACGACCACGAATCCTTCACCACATACGAAGCCGCAAAGAAGTTCTTTGATGCCACAAAGGCATCAGTCGAAACAAGAGAGCAAATCGAGGAAGTGTACCACGACAACGATGACGATTACTACGTACAAGTGGACGGGGACAGCATCCGAATATACATCACCGAACATACAATTAACTAATAAACAAATAGAAATTATGATACAATTACAGAAAGGTGAAGCCTCACTAAGGGTAGAACTGAACAACGGACAAGTTAAAGTATTCCACGGAACGGATGGCGAATTGCTGTTCAAACGCTTAGCCTTAGAGGGTGATTGGGATAAAATCATTAACGGACTTAAAAACTTTTAGAAACAAAAAAGTCATCCGCACAATGAGTCATCACAATGGGGGTAGGTGCGGCTACGCCCCATTTTTAAAACCCAATCAAAAACTAAAAACTATGAAAAGCAAATCATTCTTCGGGCAGATATTTAGCCCACCACTACCAGTCGCTAAGGTTTGCATTGAACGTAAGGACGGCATCTACGTCCTAAGGGACGATGCCGACCAAGACCTTGGGTACGAGTTCGATTCATTCGACCAAGCGTTTAGGTTCGCCAAGATTATTAGCCGAGAGGTTATGGACACGCAAACCTTTTGATTATGGAGTACGTGGTATCATACAACCCCGACACCGAGAAGCACGATGTGCTACTTCAGGAGCCGTTCAGGTTCATCAAGTCATTCACCAACCAGGAGGATGCGTTTGAACTAGCAAAACAATTAACCAATAAAAACAACAGCAAAAACAAATAACTATGAAAGACTATTCAGATAACCCAACAGCAGAGCCTATCCAAAATTGTGTGGAGTGTGGGCAAGAGATTAACCAAGACAACGACTTCTATGAGTACAACGGATCAGATGAGATAATCTGCGAGGGGTGCAACGACTCACACTGGGAGTCTGCTGTCATCATCCAAGAGTTTGACCCTAACGAGGACTCGATGCGCCAACTTAACTACGCCTATACGCTTGACAAGACACGCGACGTGGACAACTACGAGACGTTTGAGGGAGCCCCAATCTGCATCAAAGGTGCAAAGTGGGAAGGACAAGGTTACCGAGGCTACATTGCTGTTGACTTTAACGATGGCTACGAAAGTGTTGCCAACGGGTGGACTACTGGCAGGTATGATGACGTAAGCTGGAAATGGAGTTTCAATGACTTTATTGAGAACATCCACAACGGAACGCTTATCCCTCCCGTGGAGGTTTGGTTTGTGTTTGCACGAACGAGCAACGTATTCTCAACAGCAACCGATGTAGTGGTACGCTCGCATCAGTCGGACACATTCCTTAACTGGCTCGCTGACGAGGCTGACCTAACGAGAGAAGAACTTCAAGACGCACTACGATGAAGCCTATAGTTAGAAACAAGAAGAGGCTTACCTCCGACAGCACGATGAGTAAAATCATCACGCGAGTACGATACGCACAACACATAGTAATCAAAGAAGAACAATACGATGAAGAAGACTTCCAGTAACGATGAGTTCTCTGAACTGATCGATAAGATAGCCGCAAAGGGTATGTCATTCCTACAAGTAGTTATTTTCGCTAACATTGTGGTGCTAATTGTAGCACAAATAATTAAAGCACTAAAGTGATGAAGATGACCTACGAATCCTTTACCTCAAGCACATTCCTGATTCGGTTCTGCGTAAACGGAACCGATCAGGGAGAGGTAACTATCCGACCACTCTTTGATGATGAGTGGGCTACCACATCAG